ATCCTTGTTATGAGAACGCTTGTGAAAACTTTACCGATGCAGATTGGTACGCACTAGACACTGAACAGTTTGGACAAACAACAGTAGACGAATGGTTTGGTACAGATGTTACTTTTGGTGATGATGGCATGGTGAATTGGAATACCACAGACCTAACCTCTTATGACGATGTAGATGTACTGATGGATGTGTATGATGCAGAACAAGAACAATACTACCAACAAGAAATACTATTAGAAGAATTTACATTTCAAGAAACTTTTTTAATAGAGGACTATAGCGAGCCAGAAATATTTATAGAATTTAACAGCATAGCAGAATTAGACGAATGGTTTGAAGAAGAAACAGAACTACAAGAAGAATTAGCAGAAGCAGAAGAGGAAATTCAAGAAATATTTGAAGAAATAGCTAATTTAGAAGAAGCACCAGAAGAAGAATTTATCGAACAAATATTTGAAGAAGAAGCGGTAGAAGAAGTGTTTGAAGCGATAGAAGAACGACTAGCTGAAGAAGAAACACTAGAAGCAGAAGAAGAAATATTTGAAGAAGAGTTAGATGAGCTTGAAATAGCCGAAAGAGAAGAACGAGGCGAAAGTTCTATGACCAGAAAACGAGCGTTAAGTATTGTAAACAGCACCATTAGAACGGCTAATAATAGTTTTTCTAGTGCAACTATAAATAATTCTAATAGTAGTACAAATACTATTAGTGCAACAAATAGTACAGGTTCTTCTGGAGGAGGAATTAGTACCACCAGTTCACCAAGTAGATCAGACCAGTTTGCTTCGGCTGCTGTGCAAACCAATACTGTCCTTTCGTTAAGTAGTGATACAGGAGCAGTAAGTAATGTTTCTATTAGTGTAACGCCTATGCCTACTGTAGATAATAACCCACAAATAGTAATGGCTGATGTGCAAGTCACTACTATGGACAATCAAATTGATACGGCTATATCAGGAGTGATGACTTCATCAGAAGCAGATCAAATAGCCGATAAAATAATAGCGAACAATATTAAAGAACAACAAGAAGAAGGACAAGCCACACAAGAAACAACAGGAAAATACGGAGAAGAAGCTAGTTTAGTAGCGTATATGGGGTATGTTCCTGGATTTAATACTTATAGTGACGCAGTGATTCCCCCTCAAACAACATGGTATAAAAGCGAAGATATTTACAGTAACGCGTATTTACCCGATAATATAACTGGGTATTATAGTTTAGCTGGGAATAGTATCACTAAGATGAATAGTATGATTAATTTACAACCAAATTTGTAGGAGAAAATTATGGACTGGTTTCAAAATAAAACAACACAGATAATAGCCTTAGTTACCATAATAGGAACGCTTGCGGGCTTCGGTTACACGGGAGCTACCTACGTTAACAGGCTTGAAAATTTAGAAGCTAAGATTGGTGGTATTGGTGAAACTGAAAATGAAATGAAAGTAATCGAAGAACGATTTGCTTCAATAGAAACATCAGTACAGTTTTTAGAAAAAGAAATAGATGGAATATCAATACCCGATGTGACTGAAATTAAAACAGATATAGCCACTATAAAGGCTGAAATTAAAAGTTTAAAGGAAGACAATAAAAACCCTTTAAGCAATTAAAATGAAAGCTGCTCTGGTCTTGGCTGGAATACTGGTTTTTGTAACAGGTGGTTCTTTTTATTGGATAAATTATCTAAATGACCAAATTGCTACTCTTAAAGGCAATCAAATTGTTTTAGAAATTGAGATAGAAAAACAAAACGAATCTATCAAAAATTATTTAGAACAACAAAAGAATCAACAAGCACAACTTAATCAACTTGAAGCTGACAAACAAAAAGCTATGCAAGATGTAAACCGATTAAGAAAAACATTTGCTAACCATGATTTAGATGAATTAGCTTTAGCTAAACCAGGTTTGTTACAAAGCAAAATTAATAAAGCATCTACTAGAGTTATGGCTACTCTTGAAAAATTAAGCAATCCTAATCAATTCAATGAATAAAATAATAGCGATTAGTTTAGTTTTTTTATTTGCTGGATGTTCTATGATGTCTAGCGTAAAACCTGTTGAAGTCAGAAGTATTGCAGAAAGACCTCCCATGTATCACCCTCCTCTGCCCTATCCAATGAGTCTTACTAATGTAGATTGGGAAATTATTACGCCAGAATTAATGCAAGAATATTTGGATTTAGTAGAAAAAGGTGAAGCACCACGAAAAGCTTATTACGCACTTTCCAGTAAAGAATACGAGAATTTGTCCATGGACATGGCTGAAATTACTAGGTATACCAAAGACATACTTTCAATAATAAAATACTATAGAGAATTAGATAAACCACAGGAGAAAAAAGATGAGTGATGCACCAGAAGCTTTTGTTTATAACGCGACCTTAGATAGAATAATAGATGGAGACACGTTAGATTGTGTTCTTGATTTAGGTTTTGATGTCAAACTGCATAAACAACGAATTCGTCTAGCAGGGATAGACACTCCCGAATCACGAACCAGAAATTTAGAAGAAAAGGCTTTAGGTTTGAAGGCTAAAGAAAGACTGAAAGAATTGTGCGTAGGTTCGTTTAAAGTAAAATCATTGGGGAAAGGTAAATATGGAAGGATTCTTGGCATCCCTTATACGGAAGATGGCAAAGATGTTTGTGCCACTCTTATCAAAGAAAAACACGCTGTTGAGTATTGGGGTGGAACTAAGACAGGAAAGATTACAGAAGACGGAACTTGGGGCGAATAAAATGCAAATATCGGAAGAAGGTTTGTCACTAATAAAAAAATACGAAGGCTGTGAGCTAGAAGCTTACTTATGCCCTGCAAAAGTTTGGACGATTGGTTATGGTCATACCAAAGGAGTTGAAGAAGGCAATAAAATAACTAAAGAAGAAGCAAATTACATGCTACAAGAAGAAATGATTGAGTATGAAGGCTATGTTAACGACATGGTAGATGTGGAATTAAATCAAAGCCAATACGACTCTTTGTGCGCTTGGGTTTACAACTTAGGTCCTAACAATTTTAGAACTTCAACTCTCCTCACCGTGTTAAATCAGAAAAGATACCCAGAAGTTCCTCAAGAGATAAAACGCTGGAACAAGGCCGGCGGTGAAGTCTTAGATGGTTTGATACGCAGAAGAGAAGCAGAAGCTTTATTATTTGAAGGAAAAGAGTGGTATGAGGTTTAGTGGTTGTAGTAAATGCACTATACTTATCCTAGACACTATGTGTTTAGGGTTGAGTGGCTACTATGTCACTACCTAGCTACTTAACCCGATTCTGACATGAAAGACGTATCTTTTAAAGACTTTGATATTCTTTCTGAGCAAGACAAAGAAGAAGCCTTAACTTTATTAAATCGTTACGATCAAATAGATAAACAAGATATCTGTCAAAAAGATTTTATAAGTTTTGTAAAACACCTTTGGCCAGAGTTTATAGAAGGAAGACACCATAAAATAATAGGTGACAAATTCAATAAAATTGCACAGGGTAAACTGAAACGATTAATAGTTTGTTTGCCACCAAGACATTCTAAATCTGAATTTGCTTCTACATATTTTCCAGCTTGGATGATGGGTAGAAAAGGAGATTTAAAAATCATACAAACCACGCACACGGCGGAACTGGCTGTACGATTTGGCCGTAAGGTAAGAAATATTATAGACAGCGAAGAATATCAACATATATTCCCAGACTTACAACTGCAAGCCGATAACAAATCCGCTGGTCGATGGACTACAAACCAAGAAGGAGAATCTTTTTACGCTGGTGTTGGTGGTGCAATCACAGGTCGTGGTGCAGATTTGCTCATTATCGATGACCCACACTCAGAGCAAGACGCTTTGTCACCGACTGCAATGGAGTCGGCTTATGAGTGGTACACATCTGGACCAAGACAGCGTTTACAGCCAGGCGGCATAATAATAATAGTTATGACAAGATGGTCTACGAAGGACTTGGTTGGAAAGGTCTTAAAAAATCAAAGTGCAGAACACGCAGATCAGTGGGAGGTAGTAGAATTTCCAGCTATCATGCCTGATTCTGAAGAACCGTTATGGCCAGAATATTGGAAAAAAGAAGAGCTGCTTTCGGTCAAAGCTTCTTTACC